GCTACCGATATGTAAAAAGTTGTGTAGAATAAAAAGTTGTCCCTTTTGTCCCGAATATATGTGATATAATATATACTGAGATTAAAGCACAAAGGGCAGTCAAAACAAAGCTGCCCTTTTCTGATGCTGAAAAGAGAGGTAGTGAAGTTGGCAAATGAAGAAAATTTGATACCACTAAACAAACGAACAAAGAGCGAACAAAGAAAAATTCAATCAAAAGCCGGCAAAAAATCAGGTGAGGTCAGACGTGAGAAAAAGCAACTCAAGGACTGTATGTCAACCTTGCTTGGCTTAGATATAAAAGACCCACAGATGCTTAATACATTTGAGCAGATGGGAATAGACGATAAGTCAAATAAAATGCTTGTGACTTTGGGATTGTTTAATGCAGCAGTTTCCGGTGATGTGAAAGCATTTAAAGAGATAAGGAATTTAATTGACGAGGATAATGATAAAAACTTATCTGAGTTAGATGCAGTACTTGATATGATTGAGGGTAATATATAATGGCTTTTTCAGAGAAACAGAAAGAATATTTATATAATGCTACTCACCGTTGGAACGTCAAAAGCGGTGCTACACGTTCCGGAAAGACTTATCTTGACTACTTTGTTATCCCCAAGCGCATACGTGCTGTAAGTGGCAAAGACGGCTTGACTGTTATCCTCGGCAATACAAAAGGAACTCTGCAAAGAAATATCATAGAGCCTTTACAAAAGATATGGGGTATGAATTATGTATCAGATATTCGCTATGACAATACTGCTTATATGTTCGGTGAAAAGGTACATTGTCTGGGAGCCGATAAAATAAATCAAGTCGACAGGCTTAGAGGTTCAAGTATTAAATACTGCTACGGTGATGAGGTTGTTACATGGCATGAAGATGTATTTGGAATGCTTAAATCCCGTCTTGATAAGGAATATAGTAAATTTGATGGTACGTGTAATCCGGAATATCCGCAGCATTGGTTTAAAAAGTTTATTGATAGCGATGTGGATATATTCTTACAAGACTATGCAATAGACGATAATCCTTTTCTACCTGAAGAAGTAAAGGAAAACCTAAAACGTGAATATTACGGAACTATATTCTACGACCGTTATATTCTCGGTAAATGGGTAAATGCAGAAGGATTGATTTATAGACTATTCGCCGACAATACCGAAAAATACATAATAAAAAAATCCGATTTGCCGACATTGCATAGCTTTACCATAGGCGAGGACTTCGGCAAGAATAAGTCAGGTCATGCAGTGGTATTAAGTGCAATTGGCTCAGATGGGCGGTTATATTTTTTAAAAGCTATATTTAAAAAAGCAGAGGGTACACTTGTTGAGGATATTGTTGATTGGAGTGTGGACACCTTCGAAAAATTCTTCGAAGATTATCCATACTTTTTTGATGTTTACCCGGACAGCGCGGAGAGTAGTTTGATTAACTCTATTCGTGCAAAGAGCCGCTTTAGAGTTTATCCAAGCATCAAGCCTGAGATTATAGACCGTATAAGGCTTTTAAATAGGCTTTTTTCAACTGACAGAGTACGATTTGTTGAAGGTGAATGTGAAGAGCTTGTGAAGGCTTTTTCTGAAGCTATGTGGGACGATAAAAAACTGATAGACGAGAGACTTGATAACGGTACTTTTAATAACGATATTATAGATGCGGCGGAATATAGCTTTGCATACAATATGCATTACTTTGAGAGGAGTTAAAAATGTTTGAAAATATAAAAAATCTAATCAAAAGATTGTTTTCACGAAAAAGAACGGTCATGAGCGACCAACAGCAAGCCGAGAACGAGGCTTATAATGATGAGTATATGGACACCTCAAAAATAAACTTCAATGCCATATTCTCTAACAGTATTTCGACATTAACAGTGTCGGACTGTACTTGTGAGATACCTGCTAATAATAAAAGAGCAGAGCTACTGAATGAAGTCTTGCAGAGTGTATGGAGTAAAATTAAAAAGATTACTTCAAAAGCTCTTGGTACCGGCGGTTGTATAATTGTTCCATATGTAAGCGGCGGCAAGATATTTTTTAATACTATAAAACAAAATCGTTTGATTATAAACAATGTTTTGGGCGATAAGATTACTGCTGCAACAGTTATAGCAGAAAGTTTGACAATAAATGATGCACTATATTACCGCCTTACAAATTATGAGACAGCAAATAACACGTTGTACATAACCCATAAGAGCATAAATGCATATGGGGCGGCGGCAGTAGTAGAAGAATGGGAAAACATTCAGGACATTGCAATAGCAAACGTGGATAGAGTTCCGTTTGGGTTTATAAAATCGCCTGTTGATAATCGAAAAGAGTCTGATGATTACGGAGTACCAATTACATATGGCTGTGATGATATTAAAGAGCAGATAATGGAGTGCTTAAAGCAGATACGTAAGGAATTTAAGGCAAAGAAAGCAAGATTGCAGGTAGATGACAGAGCATTTGCAAAAGACCCAAAGACAGGCAAACCAATTGTAGAAGATGATTTATATATGGCGGTACAAGGTGACCCTGACCTATTTAATATCTTTGACCCTGCTTTTCGTGAAAGCTCATATCATGCAAGGTTGGATAAGCTTTATGGACTGTTCGAAAAGCAAGTGGGTACAGACAGAGGTATTTTGACCGAGCCGGAAACACGTGGAGCAACTGCAACAGAAATAAAAAATGCAGTGAAAAAAACCTTTGCAATAATAACAGACACCCGAAAAGCAATCGAAAAAGGCTTGGAGGATTTCATTTATGCTTGTGATGTGCTTGCGAATTATTATAATCTGACACCACCTGGCAAATATCAAATAAACTTTGATTGGGACTATTCACTTGTAGAAAACAGTACCGAAAAATGGCAGCAGATGAAGGACTTACAAGCAGTAGGTGGAATGAGCAAAGCTGAGCTTAGAGCTTGGCAAACTGGTGAAGATATTGAAACAGCTCAGAAGGCGGTTGACAAGATAGTGGAAAAAGAGCCTGATATACGGACCTTAGTAGGAATGAGTGATTGATATGCTAAACGAGCATCAAATTGAATTACTTCCCGAACGCATATATCAGCGGCTTAACAGGATAAATACGGAATGCCTTGTCAGTATAGGCGAGGTTATAAAAGAGATTGGCGAGCTTCGCCCGAAAGACGTGCATCAGCTGCAACAACTATATAATTACGGTGCAGATGTTGATAGGATTACAAAGGAACTGGCGGCGGCAGATAAAAAGAATATTGCTGAAATATATGAGATATTCGATATTGTGGCCAAGGAGAATTATAATTACTCTGAGCCATTCTACAAAGCAAAAAACAAGCCATTTATTCCGTACGAAGAAAATGAAACCTTGCAGAGATATGTCAAATCTCTTGCAAAGCAGACTGTTGACGAATATGTGAATTTAACTCAGCATACAGCTTTTGCGGTTTTTGATAAGGATAAGAAATCTATTGCACCTTTGTTTGAAGCAAATAAGAACAAGGCTGCAACCTCTTTGTCTGAAACATATACCAAGTTAGTAGACTATGCAGTATCTAAAGCACAAATAGGCGTGACGGACTATAATTCTGCTATTTCTGATTTGCTTGAAGCCTGTGCAAAGAGCGGCATAAAGACTGTTGACTATGCAACAGGCTATACAAGGCGGTTAGATACAACTGTAAGGCAAAATGTTCTGTGGGGTATCAAACAATGCAACCAAAATACTGCTGACTTTATCGGTGAAGATTTTGGGGCAGATGGCTACGAAATATCGTATCACTCCCACCCAAGACCGGAACACGCGGATATGGGTGGCGGACAATTTGCAAAAGGTAAGGCACGAACTGTCAAGGGTGTATATTATCCGTCATTTGAGGAAGAAGCAGAGTCATTGCTTAATGATTTTGGTTGTCTTCATTTTAAGTTTTCAATTCTTCTTGGTATATCTGAGCCTGCATATTCAAAGGAACAGCTTGAAGAGTTCAAGGCAAATGATAAAAAGACATTTGAGTTTGAGGGTAAAAAATATACAGGCTATGAAGCTACTCAAATGCAGCGTAAGATAGAAAGTGCAATCCGAAACCAAAAGGACCTTGCTAACATTGCAAAGGCTGCAGGAAATGATGATTTGAGACGTAAGGCTCAGTATAAAATAAATCTTCTTGCAAGCAAGTATGATAAATTCTCTAAGGCGGCGGATTTGCCGACTAAGATGGAGAGAATGAACGTAAAGGGATTTAGAAGTGTTAGGGTTAAGGCAGATGATGTAGAAAGCGGAATATCAAAGAAACATATTTATAGCACTTTTGAAAATAAAGTTAATTTGAAATATATAGCATCAAAAGACTACAAAACCAAATTTTATAAATTGCCATATAATGAGGATATATGTGAAAGTATTTATGAACAAACAAGGGCTATGGTTACACACAGAAACGGAACATACTTTGAGGATATTTGCTTGCTTGATAGTAAAACAGGAAATGTGCTCGTTAAGAGTTTTAATAATAAAACTGAAAATGAAGTATATTATTCTAAAAAAGCAGAAAAAATTATATCAGATAACAAAGATGCATTGATTGCAATACATAATCATGGAACAAATAATCCTCCGACAGGAAGTGACTTTGTATCTGCCGGAAAACGAAAATATAAGAGTGGCATAGTGGCTTGTCATAATGGTGACGTGTACGTGTATAAAGTTGGCAATAAACCTTTCAGTTCAACTTCTTTTGCAAAAGTGGTTGACAATTTTATGGGAAAGGGGTATAATGAGGTAGAGGCAATAAA